CTGAATTAGAAGATTTTGGTGATAAATATGATGATTTTTTTAATTTAGGTCCTGGAGAGGATAATGACTTTAATTTTAATTTAAAAAAAGAAATGCAAGATCAATTTTTACTTTATCTTAAAACTATCTCGCGTTACAAAATATACAAATTTGCAAAATATAGTAGAATAGTTGCACAACAATTAATACACTTTAATAGTATGAATACAACATCAAACACATTCTATTTGATAACTGCTGGACATCCAAATTTGTTGATGTGTGTACAAGGAGGCAGCCAAAATCGAAAGCAGGATAATGGCAATCCCTTTTTCTTGTTTTTTAACCACTGACAAACGTTGGTGTAGTAATGTGTATGGCCAAATACATAAAACTAAGGTTAATATTAATGGTAAAGATATGTATTTGTGCATAACTGGATGGTTAAGGCTTCCTATATATAAACTAGCTTTTTTGAGAGATCAATACTATTCAGTCATGTCAACGATGTTTAATAACTGGACAAGAAATTATTCAATAATAAATAATGAAATATCAATGCATAAGTACATTCGTAAAACTGTGGTTATGAGCTATTGTGTTGGATTGTGTACAAGTCAAAGATTAGCAGAACTATTAATGGATGTGAGATATTTAATAATGTCTTGCTTAAGTATAAAATCAGGTGCAGCCAAATTAATTGCTGATAAGTTCAAGCCACCTTATCATAATTTATTTTCGGTTTGGATTATTAGTAGGCTTTCAAAAGTGGTTTTTACATTTATTAAAACAAAATTTACATTCTTAAATTTCAGGACACCTGTATTTCAAAACGGTGAATGGCTCTTAGAAACACTTGGGGGTGATGCAGTAATAAACTCTGTGTGGAGTACATTTCCAAATAACAGTATCCAAGATTTATTAGATGAATTGTTTATATATGTACATACACTGAAAGAACCTGCATCACAATATCATGAGAGTGTTAAAGCTATGCAAACTATTATTGAGTATCAAACAATATACGATAATATGAATGTTTTAGATCAAGCTGGTATTCACACAGTTGAAACATTCAAAAACAAAATAGTAAACAAGCATAATGTAGGGTGCTTTAGAGATTTTGTTTATCATAGTTCTAAGATGTTGTCAGAACGAATAAAAACAAATCACATGCCTGTTAGATTAGCACAGGTAACATGTAATGAAGCATTGTCAGAAATAACATCAACAAAGGCATGTATACCTGAATATGACAGAACATATCTAGAACTAGAGAAACTTCCTCTTTTTTCTAAGATTATAAAGAATAAGGAAATGAATATAGAAAATTTAAGAAAATTCATGCTGGAAAATCAAGACTGGGTAGATATAACTGAAAGAGAATTGATAGCAGAAACGTTGAAAGATGTACCTGATAATTCTGTTGTAAGTATTACACCAACTAATAGGGTCAAAGTCAATGATGCCATTTTAGATATGATGCTCACAAAACAAGTTAAAGCAGATACAACATTAGATATTGCTCATTGGAATATGCAAAAAAACAATGGGAAAGTCCTTGCAGATATATGTATAAAAGCACAATATGGTGCAAAACGAGAGTTTTATGTATTAAATTTAGGAGCAAAAGCCATGGCACGTGTATATGAAAATGCTTTTAAATACATAGCAAGTCTCCTTCCAAATGAAATGATATCTAAACCGGGAGACCATAAGATGACTCATATTCAAAATATGTTAAGAGAAACAATATTAGCTTCTGAACGACAGCATGATAAGATGTATTATGTGAATGGGGATTGTACAAAAT